GATACCGAGGATTATAACGATATATCGAATGCCGTCGGCGTATTAACTGATGTTTTCCCCGTTGACGAAATTCTCAGAGATGAACGTTTAAGTGGTGGTGTATTAGTCGATCCTACATCTGGAGATAAAAAAACATCCTTGGAATTGGCTTTCAGCGACGCTGATACCGTTGATGTTAATTTGATCATGGCAGGACCAGCAGATTTTGATTACGCGCAAGCCGTCAAAAATCTATGTGACGACCGTAAAGATTGTCTCGGGTTTATCTCACCAGAATTTGATGACGTTGTTAACGTTGCGTCTTCTGATACTCAAACGGATAATGTCAAGGCTTATTTTGATCTATTAAATTCAACTTCTTATGTTGTATTTGACTCTGGTTGGAAATATCAATATGATACCTATAGAGATGTGTATCGATGGGTTCCATTGAACGGTGATATTGCTGGGTGTTGTGCTAATACAGATGATGTTGCTGATCCTTGGTTCTCTCCTGCTGGAATGAGCCGTGGTAATATCAAGTCTGTTGTTAAGTTGGCATATAATCCTAAGAAAAATGAAAGAGATACTTTGTACAAAGCACGTATTAATCCAGTAGTAACATTTCCGGGAATGGGAACATTATTATGGGGTGATAAAACCGCTCAGAAAAAAGCATCTGCATTTGATCGTATCAATGTTCGTAGACTCTTTATGGTACTTGAGAAAGCTATCTCAATTGCTTCGAAAGCTCAACTATTCGAACTGAATGATGACATTACACGTTCTAACTTTGTTGCGATGACTGAACCTTTCCTACGAGATGTTCAAGGTCGTAGAGGTATTACTGATTTCAAAGTAGTTTGTGACACATCAAATAATACTGGTGACGTTATTGACCGCAATGAATTCCGTGCTGATATCTATATTAAACCGGCTCGTTCTATTAACTTCATCACATTAACTTTTGTTGCGACACGAACTGGTGTCTCTTTCACAGAAGTAGGAGCGTAGAATCATGGCTAATATAGAGTTTTTCAAAGCTAACATGACTGGTGGTGGTGCTAGAGCAAACCAATTTGAAGTTGTTATGAACTTCCCAGCCATTGCAATGGCTGGTGAGGCACAACGGAAATTTACATATATGTGTAAAGCGACATCGTTGCCTGGCTCAACTATTGGAGAAGTAGAAGTTCCTTATCGTGGTCGTAAATTATGGCTTGCCGGTGATAGAACCTATGAGGATTGGACTACTACGGTTTTCAATGACACTGACTTTTCTATTCGTAATGCAATGGAACGTTGGATTGATGGTATGGATCGTACATTACTAGAAGTAACTAATGTCACTAATCCACTACTATATCAATCTTCTGCTGAAGTTCATCAGTTAGATCGTAACGGTACTAGATTGAAATCATACAATTTCTTTGGTATGTGGCCATCTGTTCTTGCCCCTGTTGAATTGGCATATGATTCAAATGACGCAATTGAAGAGTTTGATATAACATGGAAGTATAACTACTTCACATCAATGAATCCTATTACAACTATCTAGGATAAACTAAAGTTCAACTTTAGTATTGCATAGAAAAGGGGTCATAAGACCCCTTTTTTTATCTGTTGTTATCACCAGAACTAGCTATTATTAGATTATTTGGTCTAAGTGCATAGTTCAGTTCAGTATAAGGGTCTTGTTTTTCTGGTACTGCATCTCGTATCAACACTATATCACAGTAGTATTTCTCTGATGCTGTATGTGTTACAGATTCAATTAACCACTTCCCACTCAACTTATTATCAACATCTTTAGCTTTATCACCTACACCACCAGCAGCATTAGATGTCAATATGTGCATATTGATGATATCGCCTGCCTGTATACCCGACATACCACCTATTTTAAGGTTGGCACGTTGTATGTTCATTGCAGATATTTCTGATCTTCTCTGTAATATAGTGCTTTCATAGTCCAATTCTTCAAATTCTGGCACATTCTGCAATGTTTGATATTGATAGACGGACGCAGATGAAGTCATATCTACCTCAGAGTCGGGGAATGAAGAGAGATTAGAACGATTCTTAGTTACTGGGCCGTTTGGTGTTAGTGGATGGTCATGTATCTTAATATAATCATTAAATTCGGCATCATCTCCAAATGTACTGTGATAATTGAATTCCGTCTTACTGAATGTTTTAGACCTTATATCATGAGTTATCAATGACGAGCCATATGTACCAAGAGATGTATGTTTTAGAATATCTATACCAGAACTTACTTCAAATTCAATCGCATTTGTCGCTTTCGTGTGTATGGGCACTTCGGGATCGGTTATTTCCTTATCAAAGGTTATTGTTAACTCTTGTGGTTCTAGTCTATCTGCAATAATCATCTCAGACATAGATCTGAATTGAAATGATTTCGTAGTTTGGAAGAATAAAAATGAAACATTAAATGCCATTTTTGAAACACAGAACTGTGCAATCATGTTGATTGCATCTACTGGTGACTTATTGGGGATTATAATTCTATTATTATTTCGTGTTTCTTCTAACCATAGTGGCACAGAAGCTCCTAGATAATCATAATACAGAGTCTTAACCATATCAGAGTAACTACCCTCCAATGACCTAGATACCTTTGATCGTGCGTCTTTAATGAATTCGGGTGATATTAGTGATAACACATATCTATTTGAAATCTCATTAACCTTCTCCATCTCTTTAACCTTAGACACCATTAGTTCTATGTCGATGGTGTGCTTAGATCCTAATGTTCTAAACTTAATAAAGACTGGTTCTGTACCTGTCAATTTAGTTTCAGATAAGAAATCTATCCTATCTAGTAGTGTTATGGATCCTGTTACAAATGTTTTAAATATAGACTCATAGATACTAAAGGATTCCACCATCACAGAAACATCTACTGGCATTAATTTAGTCTGTATCACACATTCTACCAACTCATACTGGCCAGGCTCTTCCATATCTACATTTTGTAGTAGATCGGCATTTAGATTTGGTAATGAACGTTTCTTTGGGAATGGTTTTACTTTAGTGTAATCTGTATTAGTAAACTCAGATCCGTCAGTTCGTTTATTGGTAACCTGAGTAGCCATTAGTTCATAAGTTCTTTAAATGTTTCAACAAATGCGGATGCATATTCTGGTTTCAGTACCTTTATTCTAGATTTTTTGTTATTAATTCTTTCCTCAAAGACGTAATTTGATATAGGATAGTCGGTGGGCCCGTCAACAATATCTCCGTCACCATCTTCATAATGATGTCTTGCATCAGGAATGTCGTATTTTTTAGAAACATATGTATTGAAGTCCTGTGTTGATTTGGGCCAATCAACATTTACATTCACTATATTATTTAGTGTTAGTAGTATCCAATGGAGTTCAACATCACCATACAGTTTATATGCGAGTGTTTCTGGTGTTTCTCTATCTTTAACATCATAGAGTTGAAGTACAACAACATTGTCTACTATATTTTTGTCTGGTATTGCTCTACGGAAAATGTCTACTATAGTTTTGTCGCCATAAGACAACAGGGGATGATTATTGAAATACATATTAGCGCCCGCCCTCTATCGATTCTTTAGTTGTGAATGCCATTTCTTCAAACTCCATTGTCACTTCATAAACCAAAGGAGCTCCAGTACCATCAAATGTCGCACCAGTCCCATCGCCGTATTTAACGTCAATGGATTTACAGTAGCAAGTATCATATTGTGGCATCCACTTGTCGGGTGCTGCCCCTGACATCCACGTCACCTTAAATAGATCGGGGAATTTGTATGAGGTTTGTGTTATACTAGCTTTGGCACCAGCAAATACACCACCACTTTCAGATGGCGCAGATGCTTTTCGGAAAATCTTTACAATCTCCCCAATCCTAGTAGATTCCTCTTTAGATTTAGCTACAAATTTATGCGTAGTTGAGAATGTTCTACCCTCCGGCCCGTCATATTTTAGTGCCATTTTATCAACAAATGCAGTTCCAGATACCCCAGATCCAGTAAGTTTTGCTTTGTTTGCCGCATTAGATACCGCAGAATTAGCGATTTGTTTTGCAACACCAATCGCACCCAAATCGCTCATAGCCTTCCCCCCTGCCGCCAACTTATCAACTGCGCCACCCGCCGACTGTTCCCACTTCTGCCTTTCCGTTATATTATGTTGTACATTTGGAGAAAGAGCAATAGAAACATTACATTCTTTTGATATATTTTTTGTCAGTTGCCCTGCGCCACCACCACCACCAGCAGGAACAAAGGTGAATAGCTCATATTTTAACCATGTCGGAAAATCACACACGTCTTCTGGATATCTAACCAGTTTTGGTACTTTTTTTTCTTTAAACGTACCAAGTCCACCAGCCATGGCTGGCATAATATTTAACTTATCGGTAACGTCTATATTACCTTGCATTATTTTTGTTGACGTTCCTGCTTCGGTAGTGTTATTTGTAATTCGTTTGAGTGTTGATACGAATGGTGTTCCCATTTTCTTTCCTCTCTAATAGATACTATTATTTATATAAATAATACAATGGGAAAATATTATCAAGGGCGTTATCGGCTCATCAATCCAAAGAAATACAAAGGGGCCAAGGGCAACATACAATACAGGAGCTCTTGGGAACTAAAGATGATGAAGTATCTGGATATTACTGATGCGGTACTTGAGTGGAACTCTGAAGAGATTGTCATTCCATATAAGTCGCCACTTGATGGTAAGTTCCACAGGTATTTTACAGACTTCTATGCAAAGATAAAGGATATTGCCGGTAATGTAATAAGGTATGTGTTAGAGGTTAAACCAAGGAAAGAGAGAAAACCACCAAGGAAGAGCAAGAACAAAGTTCGTTACTTGAAAGAGGTAAGGACTTATGTTGTCAACCAAGCTAAATGGGAGGCTGCAGAACTTTGGTGTAAACGATACGGATATACATTCCGTGTATTAGACGAAACCGACTTAGGTATTAAATAGATATAAATAGTGTTATGGTAGAATCATTGTTCGATAAATTACAAGCAGCTGCATACAAGAAGCGTATACCGGCACAAACTAAACAATCAAGGGATTGGTTTCGTGGTGAGGTCAAAGGTATGCGTGTGAAAGGTGCTGATGTCTTAAATGACCCCAACCTTGAGCATAGAACACGTCCTGCTCCAGGCAGGATGTATACTTACTTCTATGATCCTAAACACAAAGCGACATTACCTTACTATGATAGGTTTCCATTGATCATTATGGTGGGCCCGGCAACCAAAGGATTCTATGGTATGAACCTACATTACCTACCCATACCACTTAGAGCAAAGTTCCTAGACCAATTGATGACAATAACGAATAACAAGAAATTTGATGAATCGTCTAGGTTCAGGGCATCATACAACTTCTTAAAGGGATCGTCTAAGTTTGGTGCATTCAAACCATGTTTCAAGCATTATCTTATTCACAAGGTTGAATCAGAGATAAAGTTTCTACCAGCTGATCTATGGGAGATAGCAACGTTCCTTCCAACAGCACGATTCAAAGGGGCAACTGCCGCTAAGGTTCATTCAGACTCAAGAAAACAAATAGGATAGTTATGTCAATTTTAACAAAAGGATACTCTATTGGATCACAAGTGTATGGCGGTGTTCAAACACTCGGTAATCTATATGAACAGTTTTTTGGATCTAAGGAAGAACTTGGTAGAAGAGGAAAACTTGATGAGTTTGCTTCAAATTTTCAGTCACAAGACTTAGCTAGACCAGCACACTTTAGAATGAGAATAATGCCATCTACTCCATCATCAAAGTTTAATTCATTGGTTGGACGAGAAAAAATAAATATGCTATGTGATACTGCCGATTGGCTAGATGTTGCGGTTGAGAGCATTGAACATGAGGTGAATGGGGATGATCCATTCAGTATAGCAATAGGGCATAAATATGGAGAATTCAATGCTACATTCTATGTACACGCTGATATGTTTCAGAAGAAATTCTTTGACGATTGGATAACTCTTATGATATTGGATAATGATCAGGTTAGTTATTTCAAAGATTATGTTACTACTGTGGAGATGTTCCAGTTAAAACATACACTAGATTACAAGAATTTAAATGAGGAAACCGACTGGACTTATAAGGTTTCTATAACAGATGTCTATCCTATCTCCGTATCAATGAGTGACGGAGATTGGGGCAACTCAAATGGAACACATAAGCTTTCTGTGAAGTTTCATTTTACCAATTGGGAAGGGGAAGTACCTCCGATCAAGCACACGACTTAATTATTATAGGATAAAATTATGGCTTTACCACAACTACAAGCACCAGTTTATGAATTGACACTACCCTCAAATGGAAAGAAAATAAAGTTTCGTTCATTTTTAGTTAAAGAAGAGAAACTATTAATGATCGCTAATGAAACAGGAGAGGAGTCTGAACGGACAACTGCAATAGCACAGATTATAGATAATTGCACATTTTCTAAATTAGACGCATATAATATGCCTATATTTGATGTTGAGTATCTTTTCCTTAAATTAAGATCTAAGTCTGTGGGAGAGTCCGTTGACGTGAAGGTATTGTGTCCAGATGACAAGAAAACGTTTGTGGATGTCAATATAAGTCTAGAAAATATTAAATGTAAACGACCAAAGAAAAATGTTAATGTCGTGAAATTAGACGATTCTGTGGGTATTGTATTGAAGTATCCTACTATATCAACAGAAATCCCAGATTCGCCCGATACGGTTTCTGTCATTATCAATCAAATGGAGTCTATATTTGATGCCGATACTGTATACGATGTTGTAGACTTTAGCTCTGAAGAGTTAACGACTTTCGTTGAGTCTATGACCCAACCACAATTAGCAAAAATATTAGATTTTTTTGAAAGTATACCAAAAGTTAGTTTATCAGTGAAAGTTAAAAATCCTGAAACTGAAGTAGTGTCTGAGGTCGTTCTTAGGGGATTAGACTCTTTTTTCTAATGGCTCTTTCTCACACTAATTTAGGTTCATATTTAAAAACAAACTTCGCTATGATGCAACACCATAATTACAGTCTAAGTGATATTGAAAATATGATACCGTGGGAAAGAGATATATATGTTTCGATGTTAGTAGATTATATAGAAAAAGAAAACGAATTAAGAAATAAACAAAACGGATAACTCAAATGGCCAAAGATGACAGCACACCAGAAGACACAAAAAAAATATTGAAAAGTATTAAGGTTGTCGAATCCGCAGAACTTAAAGCGATAGATACCGTAAAGAAGGCGGAAGTTTCAGCAGATAAAGAGGTTCATGACAAAAAGATGGAATTGTCTGATAAAGAAAAATCTCAAAAGGCAAAGGATGCTGAAAGTTACGCCGACATCAAAATACGTTATGCAGAGGAATTATCAAAGCTTAAAAACATTCAAAAGGGCGATGAGGAAGCGGCAGCAGAGGCGGCATCTAAAAGAATAGGCGAGATTGAGACTAAAATAGCTAAAAAGAAAGCAGTACAAGACGAGAAAGATAGATTAAAGAATTCAAAGGCGTTGTTAGATGACCAAAAAATTAGTATTGAGCACGCACTAAAAAAGTCAAAACTTGAAAAGGAATTAGCAGAGGCTGAAAGAGATTCACATAAAAGAAATCTTGCGTTTGAACAAGTAAAAGAGAAATTCAATGCGTTAACTACCGATCCTGTCGCATTTGCTAAAAAGTTAGCTCAGGAAAAGTTAATTGCACTTTTCTCAAAAAAGGCTAGAATAAAGGCGCAATTGTCAGATTTAAAACATATAGAAGATAAGGCTGATAAGGAAAAGTCACTTGCATCGGATGCAGATAAGAAGGGTCAAGCATATCTCAAGTTACAGAAGTCTATTTCTGAAGCAAGGGGCACTCTTGGTAGAGAACAACCAATTATGTCAACACCCGTTGTTATTGCGTCACCAGATAAAAATGATTCAAATATAACAGAAGGTCTAACTAATATAAAAGAGGTTATTTCTGATGGTAATGTGATAGCTGATAATGCACTTAAACAAGACGCTCAACAATATAAAGATGACTCCGAAACATCTGCTTTTGAATCTTTAGGCAATAAAGACTCCGCAGTTCCACAATCCAGTACAATGACAATCGCGGGCCCTCCGAAACCTGAAGGAAAAGGATTTGGGATGACAGACCCTAAAACGGGACTGAAAGGTATTATTGGTAATATAATGGGTAAGTTCGGTAAGGCGGGTAAGTTCTTAATGAACTTTGGTGCAAAGTTTCTTATGCCATTAATTACCACACCTGTAGGATGGGCTGTGTTGGCAGGTTTGGCAGTTGGCGGGTTGGTGTTTGCATACTGGGATGATATTGTCGCATTTGTAGGAAAAATGTTTACTGGAATTAAGTCAATGTTTTCCAAGGTGGTTTCTAAGATATCTGGTATGTTCTCTGCGGTGGGTAATGCAATCAAAGAAGTTATATCATTCTTTAATCCTATAAATCTAGCTAAAATGATAGCAAAGGCAATATTACCAACCAAATATTACGATGCAGTATCTTCTTTTTTTGGTGGGGATACTACATCAGAAGCTGATGTAAAAGAGAAAACCAAAGCTGCAGATGAAGCAGATGCTGATCTTGAAACTAAAACAACCGTAGCAGAGGTACTAGGTAAAGTATCTGCTGGTAAAGTATCACATAAAGCAATTGGACAAAAAAATGGTGAAATAATTGCATTGGGACAAGGTGATAAATCACCACTCAATGGCCGTCCTATAAGAGATAAAAATCATGCAGAATGGAGCCTACAAAAGGCAGGATATTCATTACTTTCACAAGAAGAAGCACAGAATGCTTTATCGGGTGCAGAAAAAGATGTAGAACAAGCAACAATAAAATCAGTAGAGATGACTGATAAATTAGCAGATGCAGAATCTATAGTCGCCGGTGATAAAGAAGCCAAGAAGAAATCAAAAAAACCCGGCAATGTAGTTGCAGATTTAGTTAGATCGGGTGTTGTGAATTACAGCATGATGGGGAATTCGTCTATAAAGGATTGGGGTTCACTGCGGAAACTAGACTATGACACTCTTGAGAAGGTTTTAGCATTTGATGATTGGAATGATAGAACTAAAAAAGGTATACTGGGTATCATGGATGAGAAGAAACAACTAATGGGAGCTAATGATTTAGCACCCGTTGCTCCTAATGAGATATCCATTAAGAAAAAAGACGATATGGTTCAACAAGCAGTTGCAACTGGAATGAAGAATAAAATTGGTAGTTCTGCAACAACCACACCATCGACAAGCAATAATACGGTTGTTGCGCCTACTAATATAAGTAATACTACGATTAAACAATCAACAGCAAGTGATACTGATGTGACTAATCTGCATTTGCAAAAGAGTTCCGCTAATGCCTCTGCCTTTGCTTAACTATTAGCCAACTTTTCAAAATATGACATTGCATCATCGGATTCTACAACTGTTTCTTTCTCAACTTCGGGAAGTGACAACTGAACTGGTTCTTTTGGGGCTGGTGTATTTGGTCGGGACACTCTCCCTAATACATCATCTAATTTCTTAGACAGTTCATCATATGATTTGAATTTGTCTGGAGCAACCATTTCAGACAACGAATATGTTTGTTTCCAGATAGCTTCCATTTCATCATCAGAATCTTTGAACTGAGATGGTTCAGAGAATGATGACTTATCATAGTTCCAGTAACCCTCTACTTGACGGATTTTCAATTTGAATGACGCACCTTTCCATAAATCAAATGGATTCAACGGTGTTTCATCATCGAACTCAGGTTGCATTGCCTCTGAAAGTTTATCAAAGATTTTCTTACCATAACGGAATAAGAATACCTTTCCTTCATTCTCAGGGTTTTGAGGATCAGACTCAATATACACATTAGAGTAGTAGTTCAGTCTGCGTTTTTGTTTACGAGCAATTTCCTTATCGGACTCTACACCAGAATTCCATAGTGCAGAATTCACTTCACCAAGCGGATCTTTCTGACCAAGAGTCGAAAGTGAATTCTCGATATACCATTTGCCGCTTGGGCCCTTGAACCCGTGATCGAACACCCTTACCCACGGAAGGTCTTCACCCTCTTCCAGAGGGCCCTCTGGAGCCGGCACG